ATCACGCTGGGAGCTTGAATACGATTCCGACTCCCTCTTTCCTTTCACTGAATCCGATGATGACGACGACAATGATGAGCCCTGCAACCTTTGATCGTTTTGACATCGTGTCTGCTCACCATTTGTTCTGGAGTGAGCATCACGACGGACAATTTAGCAGGGGCTACGAAAGGCTTTCCAAGATATCCGCAATGAGGTTTGATCCTGGTGCTTTGTTCACTGGATGGAACTCCCTTAGTGACAACGCCAAAGAAATCTACCGAAACCTCTGCATCACTGAAGATGAGCAGTGTGAGTACGACACTCTCAAGTTCATTGTTGATGATGCGTTTGATTGGGTAAACGATAGCTGTGTCGAGTGGTTCATTGATCGCTACAACGACGCTCCTGAAGCTCTTTCTAATTACGATCGTTCTGATTTCGTAAATATTGATATGTGCTATATCAAAGATCTTCTTAACTTCTACGAATGCAATACTGATTGTGTCCTTCACTGGGTTGATGAGGCTTGCTCAGCTTATGGCTACACCTCACGTCTTCAACTAGTGGAAGGTCAAACAATAGAAGATCCTGACGACTTTGCTACTGCTCTCGTCAACGCTGGTATGACCTACCTGGGGATAACTCTCTGGCAAACAGTGGAGGAGCGCAGAGGTTGAGATGTATCAGCTCCCTAAGTTTCTCGGGTATTGTTTACTCTTCTGTCTCCCTATTATCATCACTGTTTTAGGCTATTTAAGAGCTAATTAAGAGTTATATAGGGGCCTTATCTAGGGCCCCTTTAACTTTACTTACGATATAACGTTATCGTTATATGCCGATATTGTGAGAGATCAGGTTTATTGAGAATGAGTCGCAACAGCAATAGGACTACTTGAGAATGATTCTCAGTATCAAGAGGAGAGGGGAGAGTAGTACAGATGTTCGGGTCTAACTACTATCACGGCCACGGGTCACGCCACGGGGCAGGGGCTAAATTGTTGGAAGACCTCTTTAACAGCCCGTGACACAACCCACTATGTCTGGAAGGGAGAAGTTCTACGCGCCGCTTAAGCAAGTGGCAAAGCAGTATATACCCCTTTTGATGGCACGTATGCAGGTGCTTCAATCACGCGCCAATCAGTGTTTGGAGTATCTGGAAATGAATAGCGAAGCGGGTGAGGAGGAAGAAGAGGAGTCTGAGACTTTAGAGCAAGTTGTACTGGCACAAACGACGCTTCATAAATCAGTGTTAGAAGCAGCGTTGTGCCAATCGTTAGTCGGTTCATTTGCTGACCTGTTGGAGGGTGACTACCAAAGGATCAAGAACAGCGAGTGTTACTTCTTGAATGAAGAAGGAGATTTCGAGTCTCTGTACGAAGAAGGAAACGACGGTGGCCTTGACCCTTAGGTAACTACCTAGGTTACCAGAACCTCCTCAGAGGCCTCTCTAAGCCTCTTGGCGGTGTCTGAATAGCACAGCAGGTCACACCACTCAGCGAGTACGTCAAAGGCCGCTTGCATCCGCTCTGGGGCGTCAATTAGAGAGTTGGAAAAGCGCTCGTTGTCCCAGTACGCTTCAACACAAGCTGCCACGGGGCAGTTGAGGTCAGTCATTGAGGGCCTCCAGCTCTTCAGCGATGGCGAGGAGCGCATCGCGGGTCCAATTGATGCCGAGACTGTGCGCTGTATCGGGTTCTATTCGTCCTTCCCACTGAGCAGCTAATACCTGATCGGCAGCAGCGCGGAGAGCGGCAGCGAGACCGGCTTGGTAGCCAAAGCCATCGGCGTTGAAGTATGCGTCTTCGATCGCCTGCGCGGCGGGGGAAAGCGTACTGTTCAAACCGTAAAAACCCTGCGATTTGTTACACATTGCCACCCTCCAGCTCGGCGGCGATGGTCATCAAGATGCGTCGTTCGCGTGTGCAGTACACAGCAGCAGCTCGCAGGGCGGCAGAGGCAATCTCATCGGCAGGCGCAGGGCAGATTTCGCGCACGGCATCCAGAATCGCCTGAGCGGCGGGGGAGGGGTCAGTCATTGCTCAGCCTCCTGCTGCGGCACCGGCTCGATGGCGGGGCGGCCCCATTTGGCAAGGACGGCGCGGGCAAAGCGGCGGCACTCTTGGAAGTCAGCCTCAGGGCCTTCCTGATCCCACAGGTCGTGCAGCTCTTCATCCGTCGGCCCCTGCGGCTCGGGCTGGGCCAGGGCGGCGCGGGCTTCAGCCGCCAACGCATGAGTTTCACGGCGATCATCCATCAGGAGCTGGCGGTAACGATCTAGCTCGTCAGCCATGCGGGCGCACAGGGCGCGGTAGTCAGTCATTGAGTTGCTCCAGTGCGCGGCGGATGGTGTCAGTGATCTCAGGGATGTAGTGGCCATCGCGCTCAATCGTTCCCAGCATCTGCATCGCAATGCTGTTCAGCGTCTGGGGTTGTGGACGGCGGGCGGCGCGGAGTTCTGCGACATCCTCTGGCTCCCATTGGGCGCAGCGCACCAGATACTCACAGCACGCCTCCAGCTCCTGGTCGCTACCCCACTGGGCAGCGCGGGTGGCGACACATTGTTCCAAATCCGCAGGGTATGCGCCGATGCAGTCGTGAGACCTTGTTTCCTCAATCCACTGCTCCACCAGCTCCGGCGGTGGGGTGATGGGGTGGTTCATCGGTGAGATACCTCAGGAAGAACAGCTTCAATACCGGCTAGATAGCCATCCCAATAATCACGATCTCGATCACCAACAGCTCGTTTGTACTCATCACGAGCGTGTTGATACTCTTCAATAATCTCTTCAACAGACAGGGAAGCGTTGTTCACTTAACTTCCTCTTCAATCACAACACTGTCGGAATCTTCATGGGTGTTATCAATGTCTTCCCAGAAGGTTTCCAAGAACTTATCAAGTTCTTCATCAGTCATACGCTTGTGACTGGAAGTGTTGGATGTCATTAGTAAGGACCTCTTTAAGTGGTACTAAAGTATCTCTAAGAAAGAGGTCTTAAAGAGGTACAGCAGAAGAGCCTCTTTAAAACCCTCTTTAAAAGAGCTATCTAAAGGTAATTAGAGAGGACCTCTCCTGCCACCCCTTTAAGGCCACTTTGAGAGCTGTCCCAAGAGCCCTCTCCAAGGCGTAAGTTCTGGGGGTACCTTCTGTGGGTCCTTTCGCGTTAAAGCGCAAATGCAGGTCCAAGGAAAGCTGACCGGTTGGATCCCCGACTTCTACAAGACTCCGACCTACAACGGTGAGCCCTGTGACTTCCGTCTAAAGATCTTGGTAACCGATGGTGGTAGCTGTGGTGCTACTGCTGAGGAGCTGCTTGAGGAGCTTGGTGAGGAGTACGACAAAGCTTGTGCTTGGTGGCGTGATGCCACGGGTCGTAAAGCTTTCTTCGATGCCCCGTTTGAGGCCAATGAGGATGGCTCACTGCTGGTCAAACTGACCGCCAAGCTGGCCTATGAGGAGTTCCCTCTGCCTGTGATCGACACTGAGCTACAACCCATTGCTCGTGATCTGAAGCTGTGTGAGGGCTCTGAAGTGTTGGTTGCTGTGAAACCCACCTACATTCCCCGCAAGAGCCCCAAGGGAGGCCTTCGGCTTTGCCCTAAGGGCATTCAAGTGCTTGAGGCGGTAACTATCACGGGTAGCGACCGTGGTGACTTTGACGTAACCAAAGCTTTCAAAAAGCAAGCTGGGTTCAAGCAAAGCAAACCAAACCTCAAAGAACTTGCTACTGTTAGCGGCGACGCTGACTTCTGAGTTCAATGGCCCGACGATTCCATAAGTACGGCAAGCGCCAAGCAGACGGATTTCGTTCGGGCTTTGAGGGTCGAGTAGCCAGTTACCTGACCGGGGAAATCAATTGGAGTTATGAGGGCCGAAGCTTTGACCTCCTAATTCCCCGGAGTTACACGCCTGACTTCTTCCTCGAAAACGGAGTCGTGCTGGAGGTAAAGGGCTACTTCGATGCGGAGGACAGGAGGCTCATCAAGCTGTTCCGAGAGCAGCACCCTGATGTAGACCTCCGAATGGTCCTACAGAAGCCGCATCAGAAGCTCACCAAGACCGGCAAGATGACTTATGCCACTTGGTGTGACAAGCACAACGTCCCTTGGTGTGAGGGTCCTACAGTCCCGACCGGTTGGCTGCTATAGTCAGTTCGGACAAGGATGAAAGGACACCGGACCTCCAGGGGGCAACTAACCTTTGGAGGTCTTTTAATGTCTCGCGTTGTCGGCAGACTCAGCTGTCCGAAATGTGGATCACGCGACAACGTAGCCCTTTACGACGACGGTGGGCAACACTGCTACACCCCTAGTTGTAATTACCACCTTTCCGGTTCTTTCCCTATGTCCTCTTCTGTTAAGCAACAGAACCAATCAGTTAGCTATGAAATCGAGCCAATCCTTGGAACGTACAAAGGAATTGCTAGCCGTGGCATTTCAGAAACCACGTGCAAGCAATTCGGGTATTTTAAGGGGGTCTACGGCGACAGTGAGGCTTACTACTGGCCCATCTACGACAAGGAGCGTCGTCTCACTGGTTACAAAATTCGTAAACCAAACAAACAGTTTGTCCAACACGGCTCCAATCCTGACAATACGTTTCTCGGGCAAGAGAAGTGGGGAAGTGGTGGCAAGCTGCTGGTTATCTTTGAAGGTGAGTACGACTGCTTGGCCTACGCAGAGACCCGCCGCAGTTGGCCCTGTGTGTCGCTACCTAATGGTGCTGACTCTGCGGAAAAGTCGATCAGGAACAATCTCGATTGGCTTCTGAAGTTTGAAGAAGTCATTCTGTGTTTTGATAACGATGAGCACGGCCAGAAAGCCGTCAAAAAGGCCATCCAGCTGCTTCCACCCCGCCGAGGGAAGATCGGTAAGGTAGAGGGCTTTAAAGACGCCTCAGAGGCCCTCACGGCGGGCAACAGCAAAGCCATCATGCAGATGGTGTGGACTGCTGCTGAGTACGAGCCAGACGGCATTGTGAGCGGTAGCAAGCTGCTTCAGATGGTCCTCGAGGATCCGAAGGTCAGCAGTGCTGAGTATCCCTATGAGTTCCTTAACGAGAAGCTACACGGCTTGCGTAAAGGCGAGCTAATAACTATCACGGCTGGTTCTGGAATCGGGAAAAGCACGTTCGTCAGTGAGATTGCTTATGACCTTTTGGTACGCCAAGGCGAAACAGTTGGTTATGTCGCCCTGGAAGAGAACATCCGACGCACTGCTAGGCGGTTCGTTGGTATGGAGCTTAATTACCCTGTCCACATTGATCGCGGCCACTTCACCGATGACCAAATCGAACAAGCCTTTGACAGAACTCTTGGAACGGGGCGGCTATTTCTGTACGACCATTTTGGCTCTCTCGACCCTACCGTTCTGCTTAACCGTATACGTCATTTGGTTTCTGGCTGCGGGTGTAGTTGGATCGTGTTTGACCACCTATCGATTCTTGTTAGCGGTCTTGACCAGGGGGACGAGCGCAGGGCAATCGACCAAACAATGACTAAACTCCGCAGTTTTGTTGAAGAGACTGGCTGCGGAATGCTTCTTGTGTCACACTTACGCCGTCCTACAGGAGACAAGGGTCACGAAAATGGAGCACAAACGGCTCTTTCTCAACTGCGTGGCAGTGCTGCAATTGGTCAACTTAGCGATATTTGCATCGGCCTTGAGCGAAATCAGCAGTCTGAAAATGACGATGAAGGCACAGTTGTCCGCGTACTCAAGAATCGATTCACGGGATGGTGTGGCGTATCCGGGACCGTGAAATATGACAAAGCAACAGGCAGAATGTTGGAGTTTAAAAACAGCGGAAAGATCAAGTCCGCACAATTCGATGATTCTTTTGAAACCGACTTTTGACGTTCATCTGTCTGAGATGAATCCGCTAAAGGTTACGGCCCTTGCTGCAACCGAAACTGCAAAGCGAATCCTTCAGTCCTTTTTCAAGTCCAATGACTCCATCCACCATCTCACCTATGAGCAAGTTGAGGACTTCCTCGACTTCTGCTACAGCAGAAACCTCAAAGTCTTTATCGACGATAACGTTCGATGTGGAGACCAATGCTCTCAAGACTAGAGAGGTTACTAAGATCCACTGTTGTGCAATACACAACGGTCAAGAAACGATCCTCTACAAAGACCCTGAAGAGTGGATTCCGCTTCTTGAGAATGCGGACGTACTGATTGGGCACAACATTATTCAGTACGACGTACCAGCGGTACAGAACGTATACCCAACGTTTAAACCAAAGGGCAAGCTAGTTGACACTCTTATCCTTTGTCGGATGCTGTATCCGAACATCTTGGATATGGACTTCAACAAGAAATGGGAGGGGATGCCGATACAGCTGTACGGTCGTCACAGTCTTGAGGCATATGGCTTTCGTCTTGGCTATAGCAAGCGCCACGCAGGTCTTGAGGATTTCAGTGTACTGACTGAAGAGTTGGCTGAGCGATGCGTTTGTGATGTTGAACTAAATGTTAAGCTTTGGCACAGGTTGCAACCTAAGGCTGACGACATCCCTTGTGCCGTTGACCTAGAGATGCGTTTTGCGCAGCTCATTTCCCTGCAGGAACGATCTGGTTTTGCCTTCAACGTTCAAGGGGCGTTGGAGTTGGAAGCTGAGATCAACCAACAACTGAATACTCTTGACGGACGACTGAGACAACGGTTCCCGTTCGTTGACGGAGGGATCTTTACACCCAAGCGAGATAACGCGACCAGGGGGTACGTAGCCAACGCAGCAATGTGTCGCCTCGTAGATCTCAACTCAAACTCTCGTGATCACATCGCTTGGATACTGCAAAATCATCTGGAGTGGAAGCCAGATGAGTTTACCGATACTGGTAAACCCAAGATCGATGAAACGGTTCTGTCGAAGATTCCTGGAGCTGAGGATTTTGTTTCACACCTCACACTTCAAAAACGTTTAGGACAACTGAGCACTGGTAACAATGCTTGGTTAAAGCTCGTGGAACGCGACAACAGGATTCACGGCAGTGTGATTACTGTTGGGTGCGCCACAGCTCGCTGCAGCCACGTCAACCCCAATATGGCCCAGTGTCCCGCTGTCAGGTCAGTTCTGGGACCGGAGTGTCGAGCTTTGTTTGGACCTGTAACCCTTGGGGGAGGGAAAACTACCAAACAGGTTGGCGTGGACCTCAGTGGGATCGAGGCTCGATGTTTAGCGCACTACCTCTGGCCCTTTGATGACGGCAAGTTTGCCAACGAGGTTTTAAACGGTGACATTCACACAGCTAATCAAAAGGCTGCTGGACTTGCCACAAGAGATCAAGCCAAAACTTTCTTTTACGCCTTGATGTATGGAGCTGGAGCAGAAAAGCTAGGTACTATCACAAATCAAGACGGCGCAAAGCTTAAGAAGAAGTATTTCCGCAATATGCCAGCTTTAGCTGCTCTCACCAAACGTGTAGTAGCCAAGGCAGAAGATGAAGGCTTTGTGAAAGCTTTAGACGGTAGACAGATACAAATCCGGTCCTCACATAGCGCACTGAACTTCCTTTTGCAGAGCGCTGGTGCGATCATAAGCAAGCTTTGGTACAACACTTGCTACGACGAGCTGACTAAAGCTGGTCTTGTCTACGGCACACATTGGTCCTTCCTTGCCCACGTTCACGATGAAATCCAATTCTCAGTCCTTCCAGAGTTCGCCGAACAGCTCGGAGCTATTGCGGTCAGGTCTTCAGGCTTGGCAGGAGATGAACTTGGACTCCGTATTGGAATCGATTCGGAATTCAAAATTGGAACCAACTGGGCCGAGTGTCACTAAGACCTGTAAGGTTTGCGGTCAAACCAAAGACGTAGAACTCTTTGGTCGTAACGGTACCTGGAGGCGTCCTGAGTGCTTGTCCTGTAACGCCCAGATAATGCGAAAGCATTACCACTTACGGAAGCAGCAAAAGACTCCTGAGCTTGGAACGCCCTGTGAGTGCTGCGGTAAGACCAGTGAAAAGCTTCATTGGGATCACTGCCACAACAGCGAGGAGCACCGTGGTTGGTTATGTAACAACTGCAACACAGGCATCGGCAAGCTTGGGGACAATATCGAGGGTGTCCTAAAAGCCCTGGATTACCTAGGCAGGGTCAATAAGCTAGGAACCCACACAGGAGCAACAGGTTGCGACACAGGAGGCGCAGATGACTTGGCTACTGCTTGACGCAGATATGCTGCTGTATCAAACAGTGGCCGCTTGTGAGGTTGAGATTGAGTGGTGTCCAGACATCATCACAACTCATCTTCCAGTCAAGGAAGCTCAGTTGATGTTTAACCAGCTTTTGGACATCAAACGTAATCAGTCACAGTGTGATCGGTTTACGCTTTGCTGGACAGCTGATCAAAACTTCCGAAAGGAAATTGAACCCAGCTACAAAGGCAACAGAGCTGGAAACCACAGGAGAAAACCTGTAGGGTACAAAGCCATCAGACGATGGGCTGAGCAACAGTTTCCTTCAGAGTGCTGGCACAGGCTTGAAGCTGACGACATCCTTGGAATCCTTGGTACTCGTTATCAAAACAGCTGTGTCATCTGGTCTGGGGATAAAGACCTTAAACAAATCCCCGGACTTCATCTCAGTAACGATGGAGACATTGTTCAAATCTTTCAAGTCGAAGCTGATGCCTTTTTCTATCGTCAGATTCTTACCGGTGATTCCACTGATGGCTATCCTGGCTGTCCTGGCATTGGACCAAAAACAGCAGAAAAGCTCATCTCAAGCGACGACTTCGACGAAACCACCGCATGGAGAGTTGTAGTCGAACAGTACAAAAAGAAGGGCCTCAGTGCTTCAGAGGCTCTTAAACAAGCTCGCTTAGCCCGCATCCTTAGAGACACTGAGTACCTCTTTGATGAAATTCAATTATGGACACCACTTTTGATCCAATCAGACCCAGCCACTACGCCTACGACGACGGGGTAATTGAATGTATTGATTACATAGAAAGCCACGCCTTTGATTTTCTTGAAGGCAACGTCATCAAATACGTAACTAGGTACCAACACAAAAATGGTACTGAAGATTTGAAAAAGGCTCGGTGGTATCTTGACCGTCTCATTCAACGTAGTGAGCAATGGGACAAGAAATACACCAAGAACTTGTACAACTCAATCCTTGAATCAACCGATGCTGACTTCGAATGCGGAACTGGTAAAGAGTTGGATGTCCAAAGCGGGCCAGCTAACCAATCTTGATAACGATGAGTGGCTCGAAGCGCAGGAAAAGCAACTCACGTACGTCGAGGAAGAGTTCTACGAACTCATGTACGCGTTTCGTAATGAGACTCGTTCAGCCGTTCTTAAAGAAGCCTGCGACCTACTATGGGTCACTTATGGTTTGCTTCATACCTTGGGTGTGGATCCTGATACTGCTTTCGATAGGATCTACACCTCAAACTGCTCCAAGTTTCCATTTTCCAAAGTCAACGGAAAGGTCCAAAAAGGACCTAACTACAAACCAGCCGAACTTGATGATCTATGACCTCGAACATTCCTGATTACGAAGATTTAATTTCTCAGATTCCTCAAGAAGCTTGGCAGTTTGTATCTGCTGAAGTTGATGAGGATGATGAAACCGGTGAAGCTCTTATCAACTTTCAATGGGATGATGAAGCGCACCCAGAGCTGAAACCACTGACTCAACTTTCTGAAGAGCAGTGGAACGACTTTGTACAAACTGCGCTTCAAAACGCAATTCAAAACATCGACCTTGACGACAATGAAACTGAAGGAGAATCTGAACCCAGCGATCGCAATGACCGGGAGGGTGGAAAGCTGGATTGAGAATCCCACCCGCCGTTATCCCGTTAGTTGTACTGTTTTCGTGGTGGAAGACACCATGGATGAGGATCCTGATGGGTTGGAAGGCTCTTGGCAGTTTGCTAGTAAAGCTCTCCGATACGGTGCAGGGGTGGCTATTCACCTTTCTAAGCTTCGTAGCCGAGGCACCAAAAACAGCCACGGAATGGTTGCTTCAGGTCCTTGTGGGTTCATGGAGATCTACTCCAAGTTCAATGAAATCCTCCGTAGGGGCGGCACATACCGCAACGGTGCGGTGGTTGCTCATCTTGACGCAAACCATCCTGACATTTTGGAGTTTGTTAATTATGACCGCGCTCGTATTCCTTGGATCAAGCGTTGTGTCAATGTCGATCCTGAAGTTATCAACGAGCCAAACAAACTAGGCGCAATCATGACCGCTGCCCGAAAGGGTGATGTCTGGATTGTTAAGAAGCAGTTTGATAAGAACGGTGAACGTATTTACTCCAACGTTTGCCAAGAGATTCTGCTCAAGTCTCGCGACACCTGTCTGCTGTCTCACATCAATTTGGGTCTCACTCAGATTGATGAGATTCCTAAAGCTTTTGTTGATGGGATGAAGTTCCTTTGTGAGCTTTACCAACAGACTGGTGTGGACGACTCTGATATCTACACCCGCAAAGATAACCAAGTTGGTCTTGGTGTCCTTGGGCTTGCCAACCTTCTTGCCATTGAAGGCGTCAAGTATTCGGAACTTGTTGCCGCTATGCGTGACAGGAACCTCGGTGTTGGTATGGCTGACACCAAAGCCGGTCAGATCGCTCAAGCCCTGTTTTTGGGCTTTATGGAGGCCTCTAAGGTGGCTGCTGACTACAAGATGTCACGAGCGTTCACAGTGGCTCCTACAGCCTCTTGTGCGTACCGCTACATGGATCGTGAAGGGTTCACCACAGCACCTGAAATTGCTCCGCCCATCAGTCGCGATGTAGATCGTGATAGTGCCACTCTTGGGGTTCAAAGTTATAAGTTCAATCCCAAATGTGAAACAGCTGAAGAGGTTGGTTGGGATACGTTCTTTGAACTCAACTGTGAGTGGCAACGTCTAATGGATTCCACTGGAATGGCTCACGCTATTTCTATGAATTGGTGGTCCGATATGACGTTCATGGATCGTCAATTTATGGCACGATGGTTGAACTCCCCCTTGAAGAGTTTGTATTACTCTCTTCAAGTAATGTCTGACGTACAAGATAAATCCAATGCTTATGCCGCTTTGAGCGATGTGAACGTTGAGGATTATCTTGCCAATTTGCTGTCGGGAGATTCTGAACCTCAATGCGATTGCGCCGAATGACTCCTTATCAAAAGCTCCTGTCCCGTAAGCGCACCTGGACTCCAATTCAGTCAACAGCTGGCAAACTTAAAGAGGGTTCGGAAGAGGCAATCTTCCGGGCTCTCGCCCTCCGCCACATGGAACTTCCAGTTGGAGAGTTCATCAGTGAAGCTTGCGCTAAAGAAATTCCTGAAGCCTCCCGTGCGCTTCTTGAAAGCAACGTTAAAGACGAAGAACGGCATGATCTTGCGCTGGGATACATTACCAACGCTTTGGGAGTTGACGAGAAAGCCGAAGAGGAAGCCTTCCGACTACGGCAGGCGTGGGTTGAACATCCAGATCATCCGATTCTCAAAGCGATGGTTGCCGAACGTGCAATTTTCTTTGTACTCCTCCCGTTCTTTCGTTTTAACGGTGATGCTGGTTTACGAACCGTAAGCGCCGACATCTCAAGGGACGAACAAGTCCACGTTGCGGCCAACAGTTTGGTATGTCGTGAGCTTGGTCTTACTGTCAGTCCTTCCTTGGATCGTCTCAGGAAAGCTACAGCTGCTTGGGTGATGCAACCCCTGGGTAAGTCTGACAACAAGTACCTGGACAAACAGTTTTGGCTGGACCAAAGCGACAGCTTGATGTATAGCGGAAAAGCTGAGGGACTGATTGAAACCCAACGTGCGCGTATGCCAGCGTTTTTTGAGACCAGCAACTCTGATCTCCCAAGTTACGCTTGAAGTAGCTGAACCGCTAGAGGGCCACAATGCTTAATCAAGATCAGTATTTTGACCAGTGGTGGCCCACTAGCCAGCAATATCAAAGTCTTCAACAGTACAGATCATCAAAAATTTTCACTGGAAAGGGATACAGAAACCCCAACGCTGGTGAAATTGCATCTGTAGAAGCAAGTCTTCGCAACTCAGCTAGGAATGATACAAGGTTTGGATTTAACCAAGCGTGGGAATATTTCAACACTCAGCAAATTGGAATTCAGCAAGCACAACAAGAACAGCAAAGAATTCAAGAAATTGAAGCAAAAGCTAGGGCAGATGCAGCAGCTTTAGCAGCTGAACAAGCTCGACTTCAAGAACAACTTCGTGTTGAACAGGAACAAATTGCTGCAGCACAAAAAGCAGAAGCAGCAGCTATTGAAGCTGAATTAGTAGCAGAACGTGAACGAATTACTGCGGCACAAAAAGCAGAATCAGTTGCTCTACAGACTCAATTAGAAACAGAACGTAAACAAGCAGAAACTGAACAAGCTACTTTAAAGGGTCAATTTGAAGCTGAACGAGTTAAAACAGAAGCTCTTATTGGTAAGCAAAAAGAAGAAACAGCTCGTCAACAATTAATTACTAAACGAGAAACTGCTACTGCTTTAAACATTGGTAAGCAGGCATCTACTGCAAAATTCAGACAGGATCAAGCAGCAGCAACAGTGCGAGCACCAGAACCTCAACGTAAAAAGACAACAATTGGTCAGCCTGGTGTTTCTTCTACTCGAATTTCAGCACGACCCAGCATTGGAGGCTATGGTGGCACAGCAGCTGGTCGCGTTAACCCAACTGGTTTGAACATATGATTCCTTACATTGAGTCTGACATTATTGCTTATTTAGAGCAGCTTTATCCAGATAAGTCTCCCGACCTTAGTATGGAAGAGAAACTAATTTGGTTTGCAGCTGGACAAGTTTCAGTTGTTAGGCATCTTAAAGAGCAACTAAAGCTGCAAGAGGAAACGAAGTATGTCTCTTCTTAAAGGGATTCTTAGCATTGTTGGTGCCGCTGCTGGTGCTTACTCCGCTTATAAAACTGGACAAGCCGCTAGCAAACAAGCTGAGACTTCCCGTCAAGCTGCTCAGCAGCAAGCAGACATTGCACGTAGGTCTCAGGAACAGCAACGTTTGGCTGTTGAGGGGCAACTTACTGCGCTTCGTGAAGGGCTAGCTCAACGTCAACAAGAATTTGAACTAGCTCAGAAAGCGTACCAAGAACAAAGCGCTAGAAGTCGTGAACAACTTAGTTCAAATAAAGCGATAGCAGAGCAACAATTAAATGCTTTACGCGCTTCATCTTTAGAGCAAAGAAATCTGTTGCAAAGTCAAACAGCAGAACAAAGCAAAATTCTTCAAGCGCAAGCAGCGGAACAAAGCAAACTACTGCAAGGTCAAACGGCACAGCAACGTGAAGCCCAGCAACAACAACTTGGGCTTGCTCGTGAGCAGTTGAATCAATATCAAGCTCAAACAAAATCGATGCAAGAGCAAGCTACGTTGGCTCGACAGTCTGCTGAACAGCAAATGTCACAGCAACGCCTAGCTTCTGCTTCGATGTTGCAACAACAAAAACTTAACGCAGCAATTCAACAGCAACAGTCTGCTGGTTCTCCTATTTCTTCTCGTGTTCGCCAAAGAACTGGCACACCAGCTGGACTACGTACTAGTTTGGAAATACAATCTCCCATTTCCGGCGGCGTCGGTATGGGTACACCAAACTCTACGGGTGGTTTGAATGTCTAATGCTCAGGCTCGTTATTCGGCACTAGAGCCCGAAAAGACTATTTACCTTGATCGGGCTATTGAGTGCAGCAAGTACACCTTGCCCACTTTGATTACCGATAACGACAGAAGCACAGGCAAAAACCTTTACACCAAGATCGCTACTACCTACCAAGGTCTAGGTGCTCGTGGCGTAAATAATCTGGCAAGCAAACTTCTTATTGCTTTGCTTCCTCCTAATCAAAGCTTTTTCCGTCTTTCAGTAGACGATATGAAGCTAAAGCGGGAACTAGATAATTACAAAGAACTGCAGTCTGAATTTGACCAGCAGCTTGCTTTGATGGAACGCTCAGTGATGCGTGACATTGAAGAGTCTGGAGATCGCACTGCTTTGTTTGAGGCCCTTAAACACCTCATCATTGGCGGTAACGCTCTTATCTATGTAGCTGACACAGGTACCAGGGTTTATCCACTTAAATCGTTTGTGCTTAATAGAGACCCAGAAGGAAACATTCTTGAAGTTGTAGTTAGGGAAGAGGTAAGTCCTGATGTACTTCCTAAAGGTGTTGCACCTAAAAGCGGCGACGGTAAATTTGTAGACCGTAGTGTTTTCTTGTACACCCATATCACTTGGGATTACCAAAAAGATAAGTGCAACTGGTATCAAGAGGCTTACGGAAAACAAGTTAATAAGACCGGTTCTGTAGCAATTGATAAAAGCCCCTGGATTCCGCTGCGTATGTTCCGTGTGGCTCATGAAGCCTACGGTCGTGGATATTGTGAAGAACTGCTTGGTGATCTGAAAAGCCTTGAGTATCTTTCTAAAGCAATTGTTGAGGGTTCAGCAGCAGCAGCCAAGATCATCTTCCTCTGCAATCCAAACGGTACGACTCGTCCTGACGCTCTTGCTAGGGCTGCCAATGGATCAATTGTTAGCGGCAATCCAAATGATGTGGCTCCTCTGCAAATGCAGAAGCAAGCTGATCTTACGGTTGCTCTGAACACGATTGCTCGTATTGAACAACGACTGAGCTTTTCCTTCCTTCTTAACAGCGCAATTCAAGCTGGTGCTTCTGGTCGGGACCGAGTGACAGCCGAAGAAATCAGAATGGTTGCACAGGAGCTGGAAGCAGGATTGGGGGGCATTTACAGCATCCTGAGTGTTGAACTTCAAGTTCCTCTGGTAAACCGCAAGATGGCCCTTATGGAACGTCAGGGGCGTCTTCCTAAGCTGCCTAAAAACGTTGTCAAACCTCAAATCACAACTGGCTTGGATGCCCTTGGACGAGGTAATGACAAAGCAAAACTTATTGAGTTCTTACAGACGATTGCTGGAACTCTTGGGCCTGAGACTTTGGCTAAGTACGTTAACAGTCGTGAGCTTATTACTCGTCTTGCAGCTTCTGACGGGTTGGATACCTACAAACTCATTAAGAGTGACGAGGATCTCATGGCCGAAGAACAACAGCAAGCTATGATGATGCAGCAACAAATGGCCACGCAAGATCCTAATAACGATCCTGCTAAACAGGCCGCTCTCGTCAAAGCTGAAAATGACTCAATCCGGACAAGCCAAGAAATCGCCGGAGCCGGTGGTGGAGGAGCAGCAGCTCCCTTCTAAGAAGGCAGAACCTAAGTCCAAGATGGAACTTCTCATTGAAGAACTCAAAGAGAAGAAGCCTGAAACATACGAACAATATGCTCAGGCTGCTAAAAACAAGCGTCCTGTTTGGATCTATCCTGATCTGACCATCCGTATTGGTTGATCATGGAAATTATCGCTGATGGTTTTCTGGCTCAGGAGACTGGGCCCTATAGCGAGCAAGATCTTGAAATCCTTCAAGAATCTGAAAAGCAGGAACAGCAAGAGGAACTGATTGCTGGCAAGTTTAAAACACCTGATGAGCTTTTGAAGGCTTATCAAGAACTTGAGAAGAAACTTGGCAACCGTGGTTATGAAGCTACGGAACCAGAAGAAACTGAAGAAACTACTGAAGATCAAGTAGAGGCTGCTTCTCTTTCTGAAGAAGAGGAGACAGTGATCATGGACAGCATTGGAGGTCAAGAAAATTTCCAAGCTGTTCAAGAATGGGCACGGGGAAACCTTAACGCTGAAGAGCTTGAGGCTTACAACCGTGAAGTGAATAGCGGTGATTACTACCGTGCTCGTAACGCTTTGCAAAGTCTTTACTTTGCTTATCAGGATACTGAAGGTTATGAGCCACAACTAATGGGTGGAAAGCTTTCTGGAAACAGTAGCGATGTGTTCCGCTCTAGCCAAGAAGTAATGGCTGCTATGAACGATTCTCGTTATCTTCAAGACCCTGCTTACACACAAGATGTGCAGGATAAGTTGATTCGCAGTGAAGTATTGGGCCCTAGGGGTTAGTATTTCATTAGCGAACGTAGACATTGTTGCCGCTGAGGCGATAACAACTTTGAGATGCGAGCGCACGTAAACTTCTATCTCCAACCTAACGATGCCTGATTTTGCATCTATCGGCCGGTTGGGTGGTCTTAACGGCGTTCAATACAACGCTGGTTCCGCCTCCGGTAACTATGAGCGTGAAAACGCTAATTTCCTGAAAATCTTTTCGGGAGAAGTTCTGACTACCTTCAATCGCGAGACGATTTTTAAAGATCTCACGATGAAGCGCTCGATCTCTTCGGGCAAATCTGCAAGCTTCCCCATTACTGGGCGCTTCTCTAGCCGCTACCACCGCCCCGGTGACTTTATTACCGGTCAAGGTAACAAGGGCATGATCGGCGAAAAGATCATCACCATTGATGACCTGCTGATTGCTGATGCTTCCATCTACGATCTTGATGAAGCCAAACTTCATTGGGATGTTCGGTCGATCTACTCAACCGAATTGGGGCGGGCTCTGGCTCGTGCCTATGACCAGCGCCTTGCTCGTACCCTTCTGGCTGCTTCTGAGTCTGATGGTCGTGTGAAGGATTGGGATTCCAAGCGATTCCAACTGAACGGTGGTACTTACGCTTCTGTGAGCACCAACACGATTACCCTGAGTGCTAACTTCCAAACCGCTGAACTTGGTTTCTGGGCAGTTGGCGAAGTTGTGTACGGTGAGACCTCCGGTGCTTACGGTGTGATCACCACTGCTCCTACCAACGGTGCAGCCACCTTCGTTATCAACCCAATCGGTTCTATCGGTACCGGTACTAACGCTCAGTTCACTGTTGGTGAGCGTCTGTTCGTTCTGAACGCTCTGCCTGGTGGTACTTCCTTCAGTGGTATCGACCTGAACGGTGCTGCTAGCCGTGCTGCTCGTGGCAACCTGATCGTTGAGAACCTCTTCAAGGCCTGCCAAGTGCTGGACGAAAAGGATGCTCCTAAGGATGGTCGCGTGACCGTTCTGAGCCCTGGTGCTTACTACGACGTTCTCAGCTCTGACCGTGCCATCAACACTGATTGGAACGGTGCTGACGGTCGTAACGGTACCATTGCTGGTAACAAGGTTCTGAACGTTGCTGGTTTCCGTCTGGTTACCTCCAACCATCTGGGCATCAACAGCTACACCAACGGTCAGTCCTACGTGGGTCTGAGCAACCAGTCCGCTGTGACCCGTGGTGAGCGTCCTAACTACGTCAACGGCCGTGATGGCTCTGACGGTCAGGCTGCCTCTGGTACTGTTGATTACTTCCAGGATGAGCAGGGTAACACCAGCTCCATCGCTAACTGCTTCGGCCTATGCTTCACCAAGGAAGCTGTGGGTACGGTGTCCCTCAAGGATGTCTCGATGCAGATGACCGGTGCTGAGTACAAGGCTATGACTCAAAGCACCATGATGGTTGCTAGCTATGCCGTGGGTCACGGTGTGCTGCGTCCTGAGTGCTGCGTGAGCCTGCTGTCTGACGGCAACCCCTATTGATTAACTAGCTTCTAGTTAATTACCAATACAATGAGGGGAGGCAAATGCTTCCCCTTTTTTGTTGCAATAATGGCGACTACAAAACTCAGTGCAGTTAATACGTTGCTTGCCATTATTGGCGAAGCACCAGTGAATAGTCTTAACGCCCCTCTAACAGGCGATGTAAGCCTTGCAGAGCGTACGCTGGATGAAGTTAGTCGAGAGGTACAAGGTGCAGGTTGGTGTTGGAACACAGCCGTTTATGACAGCATTCCTTTGGTCGCTAATACTGGTCATTCCAACTTGCCATCAAACACGCTTGCAGTACGGTTTAACCCAGTTTCTTACCCAACACAAAGGTTGGTGCTTAGGGGTATTAAGCTTTTTGATCGCATTAAAAATTCATACGACCTAAGGGACAGCGGGATTATTGCCACAGCAACTACTAGCAATATTGTTGCTGAAGTTATTGAAGAACTTGATTGGGACAGCATTCCGGAAACAGCACGCCGCTACATTATGATTCGTGCTGCAAGGATGTTTGCAAACAGAGCTGTTACTTCTGCATCAATCGAAGCTTATACAAGCGATGATGAAAAGAACGCTCTTCAAACCCTAAAGCGTACTGAAGACCTCGGACAAAACTACAACTTCATTAGTGGTCCTGATGATTTGTATGGCGGTCGAGTGCTGACTACTTTTGGTCCTGATATTCTTGATCGCTAATGTCACGAGAACTTTTTAGTCAAATCATTGCTCCTCTCAATAAAGGAGTAAACCAACAAGCAGATAGCTTTGTGCTACCTGGCTTTGCAAAAGTTCTTGAAAACG